GAGCGCGTGAAAGACCCTGGATTTCACCCGTCATGAATTTGTACTCGGCAAAATCTTTTGCCGCACCTGAGATAAGCGCCTGCGCGATGGTTTCGCGGCGCTCTTCCAGTTCTTTGATAACTACGTCAAACGCAGTAGTCATGGTTACTCCTTAGCCTGAGGTTTTTGCTGACGCATCATCTGCTGCCGAGTTTTGATCGCATCGGTCTGCATTTGCTGCCTCATCTTTTGTTGGTGAATTTGTTCCTTCTGTTGAAGCTCCTGCTGCGCCCGCATAGCCTTTAGCCGGGGGTCTTCCCCCTGATTTTTCTGGGCCTCAAGCTGTAGCCGTTGCGCTTCAAGTTGCAGCTTTTGCTGCGCAATTTGGAAGTCCATCTGGTCGTTTTGAGCTTTACGTTGCATCTCGGCTTGCTTGAGTTGCAGTTCAGCTTGAGCCATTTGCAATGCAGGGTCTTGTGCCTGTTGCTGGGCTTGCTGCTGCTGCGCTTTACCCATGTTGCTCTGAAGCAATTGTTGAGCCGCCTGGGCCACCAGACGAGACAACTGAACTTCTGTCTGCTCATCCAGTTCTTGGTCCGGCACTGTCATCGGAACGCCAAGTTGTTGCTCAATTTGCTGCCTGTAAGCAAACGCCATGTGCTCTGCGATGTGAGCCATCACTGCGCCCATCATCTGCTGCGCCATTGGGTTCTGGCCCATCATTTGCATGATCATCGGGTCTTGCATCATGCTCATGTGGGTTGTGATATGCGCTTGGTGATCTTGGTAAATGAACGCCTTTGTAGGCTTACCTGTCAGGAAACTCATGTTCTCTGACACAGGATCTCGGGGCTTCTGATCGTCTTCAACCGGGACCAACTTCTCTGCGTTCTTAATCCCCAAAACTTCCAGCATCTGCCTGTGGAGTTGGGGCAGATCGTAAATTTGCGGGGCACCTTGGGCCAACTGAAGAGCAGCTTGATACTGCATGATCCGCTGCGCCATCGTGGCGGCATTGGGATCGCTGACTGGAATTACCTCTACTACATCGTAGTCAGCCTGCTTAACAGATCGATCACCACCTTCCGGGGTGTACGGATACGAGGTTGGCAAAAAGTCCCGAATGATCCCCTTTAGGAGTTTGAACTCCATGCGCAAACTTGCGTGTACACGAGCCTGTACAGCGCTCATGGTCTTGAGTTGACGCTCAAGAATAGCCAGCGTGGTGCCTACAGGTGCCTGGGCAGACATATCGCTGATCTTGAGATCTGCAATTGCCGCTAGTCTGCGCCCATCCTCAGTAATTGACTGAAGCAATGCAGCCAAAACTTGGCTTGGCTCCTTGTAAGGAAGCGGCATGATGTTGTCACGCACACTTCCAGAAGCAATATCCACATCTCTAAACTCACCCGGAGCAATCGGGGTGTCATCGCCCTTAATCCGCAACCCACGAGCCTTTAGGCCACCGGGCAAATTTGACAGGGTTCCGGCATCCACTAATTGCCGGATGATGGAAGTGCCAGCGCGAGCATAACCACCAATAAGGTGGATATAACCCAGACCATAAGCGCCAAAACCAGGAATATACGTGTACTGGACGAAGTGCTGTCGCTTGAGTTTCTTGTCGTCGTCTTCGTTCCAGTTTCGCCGGATGGATAGGACGGTGTTGGTTCCTCTTTCGACCGTGACCACATACGGCAAAGGAACTTCATCTTCGTACCCCGGCATGTCCCAGTCTACGTGGATCTCCAGAACCTGATACCGATCATCGTCAGTCAGGGTATACCCTTGTTCTTCTGCCTTTTTCTTCTCAATGTCAGTGAAGAACCTGACAGGCTCACCCAGTTCTACGTCTTTGTAGAAACCTGCTACCTGTAATTTCTTGATCTCATTCTCAGTTTTGCGCATGACATGGGTCACACGCTCGGCTGTGTAAACATTTGACGCCCCGTAGGGCATGATCAGGTCTTCAGCCGGGACAAATGGAGCCGCAGGCAGTTCCGTGCTCGGGTTCGGGTAGATCTTCTTGAAAGCAGCGCCAGAAAGGCCAAGGGAGTACAGCATCCGCTCATGCTCGGACCTGTAATCAATCATCCGCTCGGTCAGCATGTAGTTCATGTCGTCACGAACTCGCTCTGCTGCTTCTTCTTTCAGTCGGTCAATCGCGCCAATGATCTGCGTCTTGACCGGACCTTGAGCCGGGAAGGTCTCGGTGATCATTTCCGACTGGAAACGGATCGCTGCCTCGGTCAAAAGTGGTGAATACACCCCACAAGCCCCGTTCCAGGGCTCTGTGCGCTCCTCATACTTCATCCCAAGGACTTCTAAGCCCTTGACAAACATCTCTGTCCAGTCCTTGCGACTGTTGATGTCTGCGTCCACGAGATTTACAAGCTCTGAAGCCAAAGACTGAAGCTCACCTTCGTCCATGAACTCCGCAAGGTTGGCGTCAAACTCCTCTGCCGTCTCAATTTCCGGCATCAAATCAATCTCAACGCCATCAATCCCAATTTTTACCCCCTCAGGATCTTCAATTTCAATCTCAATCGCGGGCTCATCGCCCATCAAGCCCATGTCCAAGGGGATCAGAGCGGTGTCAGTGTTGGTTGCCATGTTGTGCCTTCAGAATCAGTAGTAGGAGACGTTCCGGCGCTTATGCATCGGTTCGTCTTTCTCATCGCTGTCAATTGCAATGAACCCGCCCTGTCTAAACCTCATCAAAGCCTGACTGGACGAGTCCACAAGGTCATCATGGTCCCCATTTGGGAAAGAGGCCATCTCTTCCATGACCTCTTCTGCCCATCTTTTCTCCGGGCACCACACCACCCCTGATGCAAACAGGTCTGCGATTGAATTTACACGGGCTATCTTATCGCTGCCTTTGCCCGGTGTGTACTCCGAAAGCGGTATTCCCATCTTTCTCATCTCATAGATCAAAGGAGCACCCGCTGCCCTCTTTTCCACGATCAAAGTGTCAGGATCCCACTCCTTCCACATCTCAAATGCCTTCTTTTTAAGATCCGGGAACTCCAAACGAGCCTTGTAGGCATCCAAAAGGATGATGTTGGGCCTCAAATCACCGTGTTTATTAGGGTGGTCAAACACACCCCACGTTGTACAAGCTGAGAAGTCAGCCCTGTTGTTCTTCTCAAAGGCCGTGTCCCAGCTTTGGATGATGTATTCGCACGGCGGAGGCGCTTCTTGGTCCCAAATCTGCCACTGTTCACGCTTGACAATGGCTCCACCCTCAGAAATTGGGTTCTGCTGGTACTGAGCCTCCCATTTCGCCACTGGAAGCTCAGCCTTGAGCGATTCCAGGGCCTCTTTTGACCAAAATCCAGGCCAAAGAGGGTTGCCAGAGGGCAATATGGCAGGAAATTCAATGACTTCCCACTGATCAGAGCCGTCTCTTTCTGCCCCTTTGAGGATCTGCCCCGCCAAATCCTTCTTAGACCAGCGGGTCATCACAACAATGATGGCCCCTCCAGGCTGTAAACGCTGCCGAGGACCAGATGTATACCACTCATACACGCCGTCATAGACCTCAGGATTGCCTTGCTTTGCCTCCTGTTCACTGTGCGGGTCGTCAATGATCAACAGATCCGCACCCTTGCCCGTCACAGCACCGCCAACACCAATAGCGAAGTAGTCCCCGCCTTTGTGGGTGTTCCATCTGCCCGCTGCTTTGGAGTCGCTAGACAGCTTTGTGTCAAACACCTTGGCATATTGTTCACTTTGCACAAGGTTTCTTACTTTTCTGCCAAACCCCACTGCCAATTCCGCAGTGTGGGCGGTCTGGATGATCTTTTTCTCAGGGAACTTGCCCAAGAACCAACTCGGAAGCAAGTACGAAGCAAACTCAGACTTGGTGTGCCGGGGAGGCATGTTGATGATCAACCTCTTCAACTCCCCAGCAGCAACCCTCTCAAAAGCCTCCGCCATGATCTGATGATGCCGCCCAGAGATAAACCCAGGCCACATCTGCCTGACAAAAAACAAATAGCTCTCCCGGCACCTCTCAACTCTGTCCATCTCCAACAAGGCAAAGATCTTGTTCCGCTCAACCTCAGGCACCTTGTCCACAACCGCAAGGTACTGCCCAATCTCCTGCTTAGACAACAACGTCACAGACTCACCACCTCATCAATAGACCTGTCCACAACCTTCACGCCATAAAACCTCCCAGGGGCCACCTTGAGGTGGCCCTCCTTCTCAAGCCTCTTCACAATCCTGTGCATGTTCGCTTTTGATTTCAATCCCAAGCTCTTAGCCATCACCTCATAAGAAGGCGATACCCCATGCCTCTTGATGTAAGCCCTGATGAAATCAAGAACCAACTGCCACCTGTCTGTCACGCCTTCTCTCCTCTTCTGCCATTCCACGCAAAGCAGCACTCGCCATCCTGCACTGAACCGCTGCCTCCAAAGCAAACTCAATCGCCTTGTCAAACTCTCTGTTCAAAGCAGCATTGTGCAAATCCTTCAGAGCCTTCTCCGCCAATATTGTTGGCATCGCATAGTCATTGATGGGAGTGTAAACGGTTGTTTCCATGCGAACAATATCTTTCTGAAAAATATATACCCCCGGGGGGT